AAGAACCTGCTACAATAAGCGTTAAAATTCTATCGCCATTTAAACGACAATGCGATACAGATAATATTGCATTATTTGTACTGTCTAAACCAACGATATAATCATAAATCTCTTTTGCCATTCCTGAAGAATCACCTTGACTCCCCGGATTGGCATTATGAATAAAAACTTTTGTTTTTGTATTTGATGAATTATAATCTGCCATTTTTTTTCCTTAATTTAAAGTGAGGCGGGTTAAATCCCGCCTCACTGTTTCCAATCTGTATATTGAGCTATTACCTCTCAAACTTAAGATTACGCAATAGTAGTAGCATTTGCCGAGAAGTCTGAATCGCTCAAGTCTTTAACGTAAGCTTGAACGTACCATCTCAGTCCATCTGTCCAAAATTCAGCTTGGTCGCCGGGAGTTGCATCTGCTGTAAAAACGAAAAAATCGTCATTAGCAACTGCAAAATTTCCAGCGGCACCATCCACTTCATGGACTTGACCTATATTAGACAAATTACTTCCACTACCCATATCAACATTAACGATTTGTGCCATACTTCCATCCGTAGCTGCCGCATCTTCTGTACAAATTATTTTACAATACCAACCTCTTTCTAGAGTACTTGGTAATGTTACAGTTGTTGCTGCAGTTGGATTAACAAGAATTACAGAGCCACTATCCTCTGAGGCTAAAGTTACACTAGAATGCACTTTTTTAACCTTCATGAATTTATCGCTAACTTGACTGTTCTGTTCTAAATAATCACTTCTCACTATTATACCTCTCCTTACTCACTAGCATTCAAATCAGTGAATGAATACAGCATATGAGTTTCTGGAATTGTTACTTCCAGACCACATTCAGTAAGAATCATATCTTTCCGAAGGTCTTCATCTGCTTGCTGTACATTAGTAATTACATGAGTATCACGATTTAAACCGTTACCCACCAAAGGTCTATAAGCCAATTGGCTCATATCAGCCAACAGTAAAAAACCTGCTGACATTTGACGAAACAATGGTTCCCGAACAATAGATAAGTCTCCATGAACAGTATTCAATTGCATGATTTTATGTCCAAAAGAGCCATCTCTTTCTGAAGCTTGGAAATTATAACGATTTGCAACATCATCAGGGTCACCAAGTGACACATCAATGAAACTATTGTTTCCAACTTTGTTTAGATAAGAAATAACAGGTAAACTCGCCAAAGCAAGTTTATTATTACTTCCTCCGCGTGCCGGGTCAAACAGTACTTCAAAATCACTTAAAAAAGTATCATAGGTCATACTTGTTGAAGCCGCTGCCGCAAAATACGGAGCTCCAGAGCTATATGAAATAGACCCCGGCGTACCAGCTTGACGATTTACAATAATATGCCCACAAAGACCTTCTGTGGATTGAATTCCTCCTTGACGACCGCGTTGTCCAAATAACATCGCTCTTTCTATGTCGACCTTATGTTCTCTCAATTTGAGATTCCAGATTCTCTGCCATTCGTTTGCATATCCTCTATAATTAGTAGCAATTGACGTATTGGTCATTTCTGCTGCTGTCTTAAAGATTTGAGTATAGCCATAGTCGTCTTCTAATGATTTAGACCAGACATCTGGTGAACCCGAACCTTCAGCAAAAGCAGTACCAATAACCTGCGCATTGTTGTCGTCAGCAACAGCATCATAACCGCCTTCGTTGGCGTTACCCAAACTTAAGCAAGTGACACCGCATACTGACTCTGCTGATTCTACACTAACAGAATCTATACGAAAAATCGCATGAGATTTTCCATCAACAACTTCAACAGCAACAACCATACCCGGAACTAACCATGAAATTGCGGTTCCAGAACCGTCATCAAAAGAAAGAGAACCTTTCGTACCGGCACTCAAACTTGAGAGAGCACCTGTAGTTTTTAAAATACGATTAGTCCAATCAATTTTGCTACGATTTTCTAGGAACCTAAATACTGGGTCGCTCGTAGGTACTTTTGCTATTTTACTCAGATATACAAAAAAAGGAGATTCTTCTGGGGCTAACTCAGCAACTCTATCGCTAAAGTCATACATTCGCCTGCTATCTGGGGTTGCCCCGTGAGCAGATGCATGACTATTACCGGCAGTTGTCGCCATGTCAGCGCTTGAAATCTGGCCTCGAATATAGCCAGCTGCACTTGTAGCCATTTTATTTTCCTTCCTTCATTTTATTAAGGTAATCTACTTCCCATGCCTCCAGCCTGCTTTACTCCATCCCACATTTCATCAAATTCATCTTTGACTGCTGGGGGAGCTCCTTGCAAAGCGCCCGGACTGCGTGGTGCTTGTTTAGCTGCTTTCGCAGCTTCTACCGAATTGCGAACTTCTGGTCTTTTTACATTTCCAGTAGAACCACGCCATACCTTGACTAAAGTGTCAAGTGATAACTGTTCTGTTGGTCTTGTAGCAAATTCCATAAACTGATTGACTTCATTTTCATTCAATCTGTATTTGCTCTTCAATTCGCTAACCGTATTATTAATCATAATTTGCTCATTCATCTGACCAAGTTGATTATTTACCGCTTCACTTACAGAACGCTGTTCTTGAGCTGTTCTGTACTTATATGAAGCTGAATCCGGTTTGTAGTATGCGTCCCAAGGATTAAATTCATCCTCGGACAGCGAAGGTTCTGTACTATTAGTCTGATTGACACCATCACCATAACCCTGCTCTTGAAGTTGCTTCTCCGCTAAAGAAGTCATGACATTTTTATATTTGTCATTTTCAGATTGAGCTTTATCGTAAAGCCCTTGAAACTTTCGTGCTTCCGTTTCCCAATCTGTATTCTGTTGCGAAGTCAAGTCTTGAGCATTAGTTTCTGGGACTTCATTAAATCCCAGAACATCTTCTTCTTGTGTGGTATCATCCTCAAAAAATGTATCAGTCATACCGTCACTACTACCTAAGACATCGTCTACGACTTGTTCTTCGGTAGGTTGTATTGCTTCAGCTTGTTCCATTTTATTTTCCTTTCTACAATGTCTCGCTAGCTTCTTGAGCAGAACCCATCATATTTTTGGATTTCTCAGCTGCGAGCTTCACTGCACCGGCAAGCTTTTCAGCCTGCACTTTGTTAGTTGCTTTAGCATCTGTTTCGACATTAGTAAGTTTGGATTTAAATTTTTCAACTTCAACCCTCTTTCTATCTGCCACCGACTCTCTTTGAGCGGTCTGCAAGTCACCCTGCAAATTTTTGACTTGGCCTTCTAATTGTTCGACCATGCCTTGTAATTGTTGTATTTCTCCAGTTCTTTGTAATATTCCTTCTTTGTCAAATATCTCTGGATTCTTTTTCAAAACTTCCTCTTTATCTACAAGCCCTAATTGATATGCTTCTAAGTATACATTATATTCAGCCCATTTGCTTGTAGGCAATGTTGAACCGGGAGCTATAGATACATCATGTTGATTAACATTATATTTATCTTTTGCTATATCTATTAACGTTCCGCTAACATCATCATATAAATTAACTGTTGCTTCTGTCAAATCATTATTAGGCTGTGCAAGTTTAAACATTTTTTGATATGAATAATGACTTTTACCAAGTCCATACATAACTTTACCTAATCTTGTAATACCAAATTCTATATCTCTTAATTTAGATTTAGGTCTTTCTGCTCCTAAAGAAACCATTTTCTCTGTACCCCTTACAGTATCAGGAGCCTGTTCTGCAAATCCATGCATTAATTCTGGTAAACCAAAAGTAAAATCTATATAATGCTCAGCGCTTTGAATTAAACGATAAAATTCAGAAGCTAATGGAGTAGGAGATGGATAATGAGGTTCTCCTTGAGAACTATCTACTTCTATCACAGCGTTAGGGTTAGCCCAATCTCTTTCTAAATCACCTATATTCTCTACGCTTCCTAATGGTACTAATAATTTAAGACCTGCTGATGCTTGAGCATGAGATATAGCTAAAGACCATAATTTATTAAGCAATCTTTGCATTGGTCTTGCTCTAGCAATATCAGACCTAGGATATGGAGTACCTGTATATACATTTGGCAGTGGAACAATAGGATATATATCTATATTTAATATAGATTCATATAATACTATTTGCCCT